CGCGACCAACCGCGGGCGGGTCAAGTCGCTCATCGGCAAGGCGGCCACGTACGCCAACCGGGCGGGCGACGAGGTCGAGGAGGTGCTCGACCACCCGGTGCTCGACCTGCTGCAGAACCCCGATCCGATCTACACCGGCAGCATGTGGCTGCACATGCTCTTTTGGTTCAAGGAAGTGGCGGGCCGCGCGTACCTCTACGTGGGCGAGAAGGTCAACGGCGTGCCGGTGTCGGCGTACATCCTGCCCTCGCAGTTTGCTTGGCCGATGCTGTCCGACACGGGCTTCATTGCCGGGTACTACTACGGCAGGAATCGGTCGGACCCGATGCGGATCGCGGCCGAAGACGTGGTGTACCTGCGGCAGCACGGCAGCCCGGTGCACCCCGCGGGCGGCATGTCCTGGCTGTTCAGCGTCATGGCCGAGACCGACATGGAAGCCGCGGCCCTCCAGGCTGAGGCCCAGCGGTGGCTCAACGGCGGCATGCCGGGCATGGTGTTCAAGGCGGCCCCGACCACGACCGACGCCCAAATGCGGCAGATCAACGCCCACCTCAACCAGAGCACTAGGGGCGTCGGCAAGGCGGGGTCGATCCTGCTGCTCCGCGACACGGAGTTGATCCAGTACGGCACCAAGCCTCACGAGATGCAGTACGTTGAGGGCATCACCACGACGGAGAAGCGGATCTACGACGCGGCGGGCATCCCCGAGCCGATCTACCGGCTCAACTCGGCCAACCTCGCGTCGGCGACGGTGGCGAACGCCCAGTACATGCGGTACACGATCGCCCCGCGGCTCGCCACGCTCGCGGGCGAATTGACCGAACTGCTGCTCCCCCACTACGGCGTCGAACCCGGCGAGATGTGGTTCTGCTTCGACGACCCGACGCAAGACGACCAGATTGCGTTGGCGACGGAACTGCGGGCGGCCGAGGCGCAGGGCATCATCACGCCCAACGAGTACCGCGCGGTGATGGACCTCGAGGCGCTGCCGGACGAGGCGAACCTCATGCGGTACCGCCAGACCGAGGCGCCGGCCCCGATGGGCATTTTCGGCGCGGGCCCGCCGGCGAAGGCCGAGGACATGCCCAGCGAGGACGTTGGCGAGGCGTCGGTGGACGTCGAGCAGCCGACCCCCGAAGACGCCCCCGAAGTCACCCCCGAAGACGCCCCCGAAGTCGAGGCCAAGTCGATGGCGACCAAGCCATGCGACCGACCCCGCGTGCCCCGCAAGTACAAGGCCGCGACGCTGTGGGACGAGGCGACCGGCGTGCCGACCGTGGGCAGTTCGCTGTTCCGCCGATTCCTGTCGGCGTTGACCGGCTGGTACACGACGGCCGTGCCGAGCATGATCGACGACACCGGCATCGTGCAGATGCCCGACAACGCCGCCATCGCGGACCTGAACAAGATTGCCGATCGGTTCGTCGCCGACATGCTGCGAACGGGTGCGATGGACGGCCTCGCCAAGATCGGCATGGCCCCCGAGGACGGCGCCTTCAACGTCGCCAGCGAGACGGCCATGTCGTACGTCCGTAACCGCGGCCTCGAACTGGCCAAGACGATCCCCGAAACGCTCAAGGGCCACGTGGCCGTCGCCATCGAGAAGCAACTAGCCGCGGGCACCAGCATCGCCGACCTGCGCGACGCGATCAAAGAGGCGGCCCCGGACCTGACGGAGTGGCAAGCCGTCCGCATCGCCCGCACCGAGACGGCCATGGCGTACTGCGAGGGCAACCGCCAGGCATGGGAACAGCAAGGCGTGGCGACCAAGGCGTGGATCGTCGCGGGCGGCCCGTGCCCCATCTGCGAGGGCATCGGCGAGGCCTACCCCAACGACATTCCGATTGGCGAAGCGTTCTCCACGGGCAGCGGCTCGTGGCAGGCCCCGCCCGCACACCCGAACTGCCGGTGCGACCTGCTGCCCGGCGTGGAGTACGTCGATGACGAGTGATCGTGCAACCCAGATCGTTCAGGCCATCCGCCGCCGGGCCGTCGCTACCGGCGTCCTGACCAAGGCCGACAGCCCGATTGGCGTGATGGCTGGCAAGCAGGCGTACCACGCCAAGGCCAAGGTGAAGCAGGCCGCGGGGCAACCCCTCGAGGTGATCTGCTACGCCTCGACGGCCGCTGTGGATCTTGAGCAGGAGGTGGTGCTGCCCAGCGGCTGCGACATGCAGACCTACCTGGGCGTGAACCGCAACCTGTTCGTGGACCACAACTACGACGTGTGCTCGGCCGTGGCCACGGTTCGGAGCATGTCGCTCACGCCGTCGGGCTGGCTGTGCCACGGGGTGTTTCACGACGACATGACCAACCCGTACGTGCGGGCGTGCGTGGCCCTCGCCAAGGCGGGCACGCTGGCCATGTCGATCGGTTTCGAGGCCCTTGAGTGGGGTGCTCCGACAGCCGCCGAGACCGTGGCGTACCCCGGCATCGAGTCGATCGTCCGCCGGTGCAAGGTGCTCGAGGTGTCGTATACGGCCCTGCCCATGAACGTGACGTGCCGCATGGTGTCGGGCGGCGGGCGAGATATGGCGGCCAGCGACAAGAGCCGCAAGGCCCTTCTGGAGGCCAAGGTGCCCGACCGCGTGATGGCCGACTTCGGGGTGCGGGCCGTGCGGACCATCGTCCTGCGGTGACGCGGGTACACTGACGACGCATTCCCTCCTTCTCCCTGCCAGCGATGCGACGGCACACTGGCGGGTTTCAACCGAATACACCTGCACACGGCAGGTATCGCACGTCGGCCCGAGTGTTTCGCGCCGCGTGCCGTGCCGAGTCCGAGCAGAGAGCCCCATGTTTGCGGCCACGCCGCGAAAGGTTCTCATGCTCACTCGCAAGACTCTCATCGACTCGCTCAAGGCCAACGGCCTGACCGGCGACGTCACCATCGACTCCGCCAAGGCGTATATCGCCAAGTTGGACGCCGAGGGCATCAAGTTCACCGACGCCGACGGCGCTGCCATCGACGTCGACGCCGTGTGGTCCACGTTCTCGGCGGTCAAGGTCGCCGACGATGTGGCCTCCGTGAAGGGCAGCAAGGCCCCGCACGCGGCCATTGCCGACAGCGACGAGCCCGTCAGCGGCGGCACGCCGCAGCGGTTCAGCATCGGCAGCAGCATCAAGAAGGCGTACGCCGCGAAGATCAAGAGCGGCCGCGCCGTGTTCCACGACGCCGATCAGGCCGAGGCCTTCGGTTCGTGGGCCCGCCTCGCCCTCCTCGGCACGTACGACTACGGCTCCCAGAAGCGTGCCGACATCGACATCTGCCGCAAGGCGCAGGTGGAGTTCAACAACCAGTTGGGCGGCGCGCTCGTCCCCATCGAGTTCCTCCCGAACCTCGTGTTCCTCACCGAGCAGTATGGCATCGCCCGCAAGGTGGCGAACGTGGTGCCGATGAGCCGCGACGTGATGACGGTGCCTCGCAAGACGGGTCTCGCGTCGATGGTCCCCGTGGCCGAAACCGGCACGATGACCCCGGCGGACAACTCGTACAACAACGTCACCCTGACGGCCAAGAAGTACGGCGTGCTGTACCAGATCAGCCGCGAACTGATGGCCGACTCGGCCGTGAACATCGCGGACGACGTGGCCCGCAGCATTGCGGAATCGCAGGCGATCGCTGAGGACAACGCCTACTTCCTCGGCGACGGCACCTCGACCTACGCCAACCAGGTCGGCCTCGCCAACGCCCTGCCTACCTCGGCCTACGTCGACGTTTCACTCACGTGGCCGAACATGACCGTCGCCAGTTTCACCACGGTGATGGGCAGCGTCGAGAACGTGAATCCCGCTCGCCTCGCGTTCGTCTGCAGTCGCCAGTTCTTCGCACAGGTCATGCTCCGCGTGGACAAGACCGCCAACCAGTTCAAGGAACTGACCATGGGCGGCCTCGGCGGCGACGCCACCTTCTTGGGCTACCCCGTGTTCTTCTCGCAGGTCCTGCCGAAGGCGAGCGGGAGCAACATCAAGTCGTGCTACTTCGGCGACTTCACCGGCGGCACGATGCTGGGCGATCGTCGCCAGTTGGAGATTCAGACCTCCGACCAGTTCTACTTCAACAACGACAGCATCGCCGTCCGCGGCACGAGCCGCTTCTGCGTGGATGTCCACGGCGACGGCCGCGGCTCGACCTATGGCCCGGTGGTCTGCCTCGTCGGCGACTGATCCGCCCTGACTCACACGAAAGGACTCTGACTCATGAACGTTCTTCTCAACGCGTACATCAAGGGCGGCACCTCGACCGGTGGCCCCCTCGACATCAACGGCACGACCAACAGCGGCGTTGCCTTCGACCTGACCTCCCTTGGCGGTCTGGGCGAAGCGGCGGCCATCGTCACCATCGGCAACATCGCGGCCGACGCGACGGCGCTCAAGGTCCAGCACAGCAACGACAACAGCAACTGGGACGATGTTTCCGGTGCTGCGTTCACCAGCACGGCCCTGCCGACGGCGGCGGGCGGTGACAACGACTGCTGGCTGTTCCACTTCCGCACGGGCGGCTCGCTCCGTCGCTACCTCCGCGTGGTGGCGACGGCTGGTGCGGGCGCCACGCTGTACGGCGTGGTGTGGATCGGCCTGCACGGTGCGCAGGGCGTGACCGGCACCACGGAGGTCGAGCGGTCGGCTTCGCAGGGCCTCGGCAACACCACCTCGCTGCTGGGTCGCGTGGTCGTGTCCGTCTGATTCTCTCGCTCACACACCCTCGGCCCGCGGCGAAAGCACCGGGCCGGGCTTCATGGCCAGCCTCATCAGCATCGCCGAATACAAGGTCTGGGCGGGCATCACCGGCACCGCGCAGGACGCGTTGCTGACCGTCCTGGTGGACGCCGTCTCGATGGAGGTCCGTCGCTGGTGCGACCGCAACCTGACCAACGGCTTCGAGTCCGTGAGCCGCACCGAGCGGTACGACGGCAACGACGAGCAGACCATCCAACTCATCGAATGGCCAGTGACCAGCATCACCAGCGTCACGCTCTACACGGCGGGCGGCGACACGACCGTCATCGACTCCGACACGTACCGCGTCAACGGCGATTCGGGCGTGCTGTCTCGCATCGACCCCAAGATCGGCCGATTCCCCGTGACGGCGTTCGGCACGGTCAACGCGACCTTCAGCGTCCAGCCGTGGTTCGATCAGGGCTTTGATAACGTCGAGGTGGTCTACACCGGCGGGTACGCGACGATCCCGGCTGACCTCAAGATGGCGTGCTACCGCCTGACGGACCTTGCTTATTCGGCCCGCGGCCGCAACTTCGGCATTCAGTCCGAAAGCCTTGGCGGATACTCCTACACGAACGCGAACCCGAAGGTCACCAACGAACTCAAGGCCGAACTTGTGCGAGCGTACAACACCGGGAGGGCGTGACGTGGCGAACACGCCGTGGCATTTGCTGACCCAGACGATGGACGTTTACACCACCACATGGTCGACGGCGAATGACGGCGTACCACGTGGAAGTGGTCCCGTTTCGGCGTCGTTCTCGGTGGCGTGCAGCGTACAACCGGGCTCGGCGGCGGATGGTCTGGTCTACGGCCGCGACACCACGACCAAGATCTTCGAGGTGTACTGCGCCCCAATCACGACAGCCGGCGCCGCGTGGAACGTGACGCCCAAGGACAAGGTTATCATCAACGGCGTGCAGTACAGGGTCGCGGGCCAGCCGCGAGACCTGATCCTGCAGGGCGTGATCTACGTGGTCACCCTTGAGAGGGACCAAGACTAATGGCCCTCCGCGTGACCAAGACGATTATGCAACTGGACCGCCCACGGCTGCAGCAACTGCTCGGCGAGGCGGCCAACCACGGCGTCGACCGTGCCGCCACGCAGTGCGTGCGGTTCATCAAGAGGTCGTTCCCCAAGACCTCAAGGTTTCAGCCGTCGCCCGCTGGTGGTCCGCCTGGCACGGGCACACGAGAGTTGGAACGGTCCATCACGGCGACGCCGGCCAAAAACGGCCGGGCTGTTGTGGGCACCAATGTCAAATACGCCCGCATCCATGAACAGGGCGGCGTCCTGAAGCCCACAACCAAGAAGTACCTGACGATTCCCGTGAGCGTGGCCGCGGCCAAGATGCGATCCA